CTCAAAATGAAGCAGATTACCATATGCGTCGTCCTGTTGATTCAGGATTTTTCTCGCACGTTGTCGGCAACGGCCGTGTGATGCAAACCTGGTACACAGATATGGGAGCCTACGACGTGGGAGGTGGCTGGAACGTTGAAGGCTATGGACAAGTAGAATTGATTGAGAGCCATAGCAGCAAAGAGGAGTTTATGCGTGATTATAAGCTTTATGTACAACTCTTACGAGAGCTTGCAGATGAGGCTGGTATTCCTAAAACGCTTGACTCAGATAGTTTAGCCGGTATTAAAACTCATCAATACTGTACTTATAATCAGCCACGAAATGCGAGCGACCATGTGGATCCATATCCTTATCTTGCAAAATGGGGCATTAGCCGTGAGCAATTCAAGAAAGATATTGAAGGGGGTCTGTCTGAAGCTGGATGGCGCCAAAATGCTTCTGGCTGGTGGTGGGAAGAGTCAGACGGCTCTTATCCTACAAAAACATGGAAGCAAATCAAAGGAGAGTGGTTCTACTTCAATGAACGTGGATATTGTCTAATCAATCGTTGGTTTAATGATGGTAAAGATTGGTTCTACCTTGATAAACGTGGCGCAATGGTTACAGGCTGGATGTTCCTTAACCATCGCTGGTATTTCTTCAAATCAGATGGTCGTATGGCTACTGGCTGGGTTAAGTATAAAGACAAATGGT